CCAGCCACTCCCGCTGCTCGTCCGACAGCCTGCCGCCCTTGACCCGCTTGAGTTCAATCGCCACGCCCACCCACTCGCTGCCGGGCGGAGAGTCGAAGACCAGCAGGTCCGGAACGCCCGGCTTGGTCCCGAGCCCTTTCAATTTTGCCGCTTCAATCTTGTTCCGGCTCCCACCGTTCGGTACATGGCACCAGCGGAAGCCGAGCAAGTCTAGGAAACGTGCCACCGTGCGCTGCTCCTCATCCTCCAGGGGTTCGCGCTCGGTGACGCAGGTAAACACCTTCCCCGGTTCGGGTTGAACGCCCTGGCGGGCCTGTAGTGCGGCGTACTCTGCTTCGGTGAATCTCATGGTTCCCCTTAAAAGGGCGGGGCCGAAGCCCCGCATGGAGGTTGACTACTGCACCGATTCCGCCCGCTCGACCAGCGTATCCTGAAACCTTCTCATCGTTTCGTTCCAGACATCCATCCAGTGCTCCGCCAGTTCCCGGTCGACCGGCTTCCCCTGCCCCCGCGCCAGATCCAGCAGGGCATCCGTAACGGCTTTGACCTTGCGATGGTTCCTTTTGTGCTCCGGGATATACCGCTCGAGTTGCACCAGCACTATGGTCCCGACAGTCGTGCCGAGGGTGATGATGTCCTCGTCCGAAAACTCGGGCGGGGGAATGGGTACGTCCTCTTTCGGGTCATAGGGGACATAGCGGACCCGGCTTCCGTGGGTGGTTTTGCGGTAGAGTTGTTCGTTGGCGTTGGTCATCTGATCCTCGCTTTCGGAACCTCGCGGATAACCAGCCCAGGGAAAGAGGTCAGCGCGTTGGCTTTCACCCATGCCTTTAGGGGGGCATGTTTAACCTCAAGCATGGTTGGCGGGAGATTCTTTTGCACCAACCCAACGACGAACGCCCGAAGGTCACTCACTGCAACCTCAAGTTCCATTGCAGACGATAGGCTCACTGTATCGGTCTTGACGGACGTGTCTCGCGCCACCGTGACCGGGGCGACATAGACGTTCTCAGCCTTCTCCAGTAGCTCCTCGACCTTTTCCTCGTTACCCTTGGCCTCGGCCTTCTCCGCCTGTCTCAGGAGGCGCTGGCGCTCCTTTTCGGCCTCTTCCTCTGCCGCCTTCTGCGCCGCGGCTTCAGCCTTGCGTCGGGCATCTTCGACGTCGGCCAGGTATCTGTTCATCGACTTGCGGACGCAATCCATAGCCTCGCGCACCGGGGAGAGTTCGTCAGCCTCCCGTTTCGTAATGGCCTTGTGAGCCTCGTGCGCGGCCTTCTTGAGGGGGGCGAAATAGTCAATAATCTTCTTCTCCAACTCCTTGAGGGACTTCCCGAACTCGCCGGCTGCCGTGTATGTGGGTTTGTCGGTAACCTGGATCGATAATGCCTGCTCGTAGAGCGTGAGTGCCGTTTCGGAAAATTCCTCTTCCAGTTTCAGTTCGGTGTTCATTTCCATCTTTTGATCTCCTCTCCCATGTTGTGATAGTCCAGCAGGTAGCGGAAGCGACTCCACGCCAATTCTCCGCTTTTCTTTGTTGGATTAAGTCGCACCAGTTTGTAATTGCCGTCCTGGTGGAGCTCCAAAACGTACCGCTCACGGTCGCCCTTGCCGGTCATGTGGTCATACGCTGCCGTCTGCATCCCATCCGTGAGCATGTTCGTCTCACGGCTTTTGATGTCGATTACGATGCGCGGAAAATCAAGGTCAGGCGTCCCTGCGTATTTGAGCCGCTTGTGGTATCCGGGCTTCTCAACGATCGGCTGCTCTTCAAAAATGTCTGGCCGCTCGGCTTGGAAAGTCTTGAATCCCTGGAGGCATCCGGCCAGCGGCGGGTCAAGGCTGTCTTCGTCCAACTCTTCCGCGAGATAGTATTTCACCATCAGGTGCATCGCTGTTCCGAATCGGGCTGCGCGGTCAAGGAGTTCGCGCGGCACTCCTGCGTATGGCCGCACGCCATTGTCAATGACGGTGGTAACACTGGGAAGATCTGCGCCATTAAGGGTGTAAACATGCCGCCCCTCATCGAAGACGAAGTTACTCATCTGCGGGCCGCCCTTCAGGGCAACTCGGGTTGCGACATGCCCCGTTGATTATCGGCTGTTGACACTCGGCGCACACCTCGGGCAATGCCTGCTCTTTCGCCTCGACTGCCCGGATCTCCCCGTTCTTGATGGCTTCCAGCGCGGCGTTCATCTCGGCAAACGGAAGATCGGTGATGGATTCGATTTTGTAGTGGGAGCAGAACGCTTCCGGCTCGATGTTTGCGGACCTGAGGCGGGCGAATATCAGCTTCTTTTGTGACTCGGTGATGGTGCCGTTCTGTTGTTGCGGCGCGGCCTTGCGTTCCGGCTGACGGACCTCGGGCTTGCCCTTGGACGGCGGATGCTCATCGGCCAGCCCGTCGCGGACCTCTTCCGGCAGATCCTCCAAATCTTGCGCGAAGACATCTGATGCCCCGGTAGCGGTCAAGGTGAGGTCAATTTGCGCCCGCTTCTTCGCCATCTTCAACACGGTATTGGCGAGATCGGCGGGATTTGTGCGGACCTGCTTCAACCCTTTGGCCGCGCCGTTGTTGTACCCCTTGATCCACTTGATGCGACGCCGGTCCTCGGGTGTGGCGTCAAACTCCTCATCGCACACCACACCACGCCAGCGGTATTTCTCCTCATCGGTGGAGCACTCCCCCACGCCTGCGCCGACGATCTCACCGGATGGCACCACGCCGCGCAACGTGACCCGGTAGCGGTAGCAGTCGGGCGTTGAAAGGTCTTCCACGGACGGGTCAACGGAGATGCGGAACGTGGAAAGGATCGCCTCACTCCCGGCCTTGTAAAGACTCGGCTGCTTGCATCCCGGTATGGTGCCGAAATGCGTTCCTTCTTTCATGACGGCTTCCATTACTTCCTGGATCAACCGCTTCTGAGCAATTACCGCCTGCTTCGTCAGCGGTGCGTTTACTATCGTCAATTCACTCATGCCACCCTCCCTCTTTCAAAAGTTCTTTCCTCACCCACGGCTGATCCGCGAGCATGATCTTTGCGGCGATGCAGCGCGGGCAGGGCTCGACCATCATGGTCAGTTTGTCGCCGTCCAGTTTCGTGTGGGTTTGCAACGGGGTTTCGCAGTCTGCACATTCAATGATCAGCTTCATCTCTCCACCACCTTTCCGCACCGTCGACACTCGTAAAGGTCAACATCGTCATTGCCCACAAAGCGCCAATCGTGGTCGCAAGGGTCTTCGTCTTCCGCTCTCACCTCTTCCTCCAATCGCTCTCAACCTTGTCGACCAGCACCCGGTCGAGCGCCGTTATCTCCCGGTCCGCGTCGTGGATGGTCCGGTCCCACACCTCGACCTGCTGGTCATGGGTGAGGATGCCGAGACTTACCTCGTCAATCGCCTGCTGCTGCCGCTCTTTTGCGGTGCAGGAATGGACTATCGCGACAATCGTGATCACCAGCAGGATAACCGCGCAGCAGGCCCACGGGCGCAGGTCCTGGTTCTGTCTCCGGTGCTTGTGCTCGTAGTAGTCGTACATTTCAGAACCTCCCTCCAAGGTCATCGTTGAACCTCTGGATCTCCTCGTCTATCTCTCGCCGACATTCCCGGTTGGCCTGCACCAGGCACATGATCAGCATTCCGAACCAGGCTCCTGCCATTACACATGCGATGTGGGTGAACATGGGGGGTCTCCTTTTTACGCCGCCGGCCAAAGCGTCTGCTCGATCCGCTCAAGCCTGCCTTGCAGCGCTGTTATCGTTTCGATTGCCTGCTGAAGCTCCACGGACGGTTCTGGGTCGACAGTCCGCACCTTGCCGCCCACGTCGATCAGCCACTCCACCAGGTCGTATTTGTTACCGGTCTTCGAGACAAAAATCATCCGGCTGCACCCGGTCGCGGACACCATGCCGCTGTCCACGCGCTCGCAGTAGTTCGCCACCGCCTCCTCCGGGTCGAGGAAACCGAGAATGGACGCTATGTCTCTCGCGTTGAACAGGGTTTTGCCGTCCTTGACTAGCGTGCGAACGGGGAAATGTTTGAAATAGAATGTGCCGCCCTTGGGATCTTCGGTGGGGGCAGGGGGGGCTTGCGGGGTCTGTTCTTCGGGGAAATCGTATATCCGCATGGTGCGACCGTTGCGGGAGTACGTTTTTCCGACAACCCGCAATTCGCCAGCAACGACCATCCGATGAATCTTGCAGGCCACGGCATTGCTCACGTCGCGGCGGTCGAGCGTTTCGGGTACGGAGTCAACCACGGCTTCCAAGGTGAAGGGCGGGGCCATGCCCTTGATGATGGTCTCCAGTTCGCCGCCGCTGAAGATATGCTTGCGGGAAGGCTTCGCCATCTCAAGCACGCCCTGGCGCACTGCGTAATAGACCGGCACTTCGACCATGCCGCCGCCGGGATTGAGCTTCTCTGTCGTACTGGCATTGATGGAGCCATGCGCCTTCAGGACGTCGAGGGCACCCTTGATCAGAGCGGTCGCCTTTTCCTTCCGAACGTGCGAGAACAATTCCCGGTGCATCTTCCGGTAGATCTCGCACACCGACATGGACCCTTCAGCACCTTCCAGAACATCCATCACGCACTGCCTTACGCTCTTCGTTACCTTCATGACCTCTCCCTTCCCGCTGTTATTTGTCTGCGACCGTGCGGCGCAGGTTGTTCTCCAGGTAGGACTCCACGTCTTTCTTGCGGTATCTCACCGCCCCGCCGATCTTCACAAAGGGAATCCCTTTACCCTTCATCCGCTCGGTAGCCAGTTTCCCGGCAGAAATCCCGAGCATCTCGCTGAGTTCTTTCGTCGTGTAACAGTTGCTCATTTCGCCTCCTCCAGGAACCCGTCGGTCCTTAGTCTGTCCAGTATCTCCAGCGCGAGGCTGGCGCTTCTTTTTCCCGTGTACCCATGCAGCACCTTGATCACGGTCTGGTACGGGTAGCCGTGCTGCGCCGCCCAAGCCTTGACCGTCAAGCCTTTGGACCTGATTTTTTTGGCAGTAAGGTTTAGCGTCATAATTGACAAATCTCCATCTAGTGGTATATGGTTACAAATATTGAATCATAGTTGAATAAATCGGTATGTCGCTCAACTGAATTGAACTATAATCCACTTAGTTGAGCCTGTCAAGAAAAAATTGTATCAAATTGAACTGGGTTGAATAATTTGTTATGAGAGGTACGGGATGGATCTAAAGGAAAAGTTAAAGGCAGTGCGCGAGGCCAGGGGGGCTGAACAGGAGACAGTTCGGGGAGATGCTGCATGTAACCGGGTCGTGGCCAACCTGGCGATGCTGGTACACGATGACGCGCTGCCCATCAACCCGGTCGCTATCCTTTCGGCCACAAAGTCATGGCACAAGCTCAAGACCAGGACGGGCTATCTGCGCCCCGAGGAGCTTAGGGCATGGTTTGACCTGGCCGAGGATGCCGGGGAGCCAAACGTCAGGGTTGCGCTCAAGATGCTGCTTTTTACCGGCGCACGGAAGATGGAGATTTTCGCCCTGCGGTGGATCGACCTGGATCTGGAGCAGGGGACCATGTACGTTGTCGATACCAAGACAGGCGAACCGCTCGACATCCCGATCTGCTCCTACCTTGTGGAGCTTCTGAAGGAGCACGCCGAGTTTTTCAGGCTGTCCGACGATGGATATGTGTTCCCCTCGACTCGGAGCAAGACAGGGCATCTGGTGGACTGCCGCTATGCGCTGGAATCGATGGCAAGCCGGGGCGGAGCAGACCTGATATTACACGACCTGCGCCGCACATTCCAAACCTACTGCGAGACGCTCCGCGTCCCCGTACTGACCATTAAGCGCCTGGTCAACCACGCACTCCCGCAGGACGTGACGGCGGGCTATATCCAGTTCCACATGGCAGACCTGCGCCGTACTGTGGAGATCGTCGCTGCCTACATCCTGCGCCACGCCGGGAGGCTCGGCAAGGACAACGTGGTGCCAATAAAAAAAGCCCGTCATCGCTGACGGGCAAGGGAGAGGTGGGAGGTTGCTGCGGAGGTTTGGGGAGGGAATCAGTCGCCGGAAAAGCTACCGGCCAGCACGGTCTCGTAAATCGGGTTGCCTGCCTCGTCGGTGCCGATCTCCTTCCGCTCCGAGGTGTCGCCCAGGTAGATAACGAACGGTGCCTCGGGCGGCAGGAATGGGATCTTCAGCGCGGCATAGTTCTCGATGCGGACCTGGACAACGCCGAACTCATTGGGGGGCGTGTTGATATTCCCCAGGTAGCCCTCGGTATGGTCGGCTACCGGGTTGCACGGGATGGGGCCGTGGATCAGTTGGGGCTCCAGCGCCAGATTCAGCTGCTGGAGGAATTGTGCCGAGGCTACCAGACAGGGCAGCCAGTAGCCGGTCTCCTGCGGCGTGAATGCGGTATCGGCCAGGTCGGTCTTGAGCTGGATTGCAAGTGTTATCATTTCGTGATCTCCTTTATGCACTGTATGTCGGAAAGCGCCCAGTTCCAGACCTTGACGTTGCGGATGTACCCGGTAAAGCGGGCATCACCAACCGCCCGGCCCGAACCGACATCAACACTGGTCATGCCGAACGTACCGTCATAGACCCCCTCGGTTCCTGCCTGACCGCCGGCAAAAGCCTTCAATTTGCCCGCGGTGGCATTCCACCTGGTAAGCACCCTGTTGACCGCGGTCGTGCTCGGGGCAACTGCCGGGCCGGTCGGGATCGTGCTCCCGTCGTACAGTTCGACGGATTTCGTCGTGTTGGTCAGGATGGGCGTCTCGCCACCGTTTCCCGTACAACCCAACAAACGCATATCCCCGACAGTCGTTGCCAGTGGAGAGAAGTATTCAACATACACCGTCCCGGCTGCATCCTTGATGTTGGACACAGGATAGCTCAGACTCGTTGCCGCCCTCGTAGCCGTACTCCCCGCCGTGGGCATGATGGAGGACACAAAGGATGCCTCGGACAATCCCATTAGGAGAAATTGAACCTTATCCCCCGCGCCCACGTTCAGGATGAGTTGCGACCCTGATGCGGTGGTTACGTCCTCCACCTTCACCCGTGTCAATGCCGCCGAGGTAATGGCGGTCGTGGTGCCGTTTATCTCAATGGTAGACGTACCGCCGCCGCTGAGTTTGGCAATGTAGAGTGCTCCGCTGTGCTTGTTCGTGTTCCCGGTTGTGCCAGCAAAGGTAATGACGGAAGGAGTTGGTCCGAGCGTGTTGTCTGCTTCGTAGACTTTGCCATTGGCATTGATGCCGAGCAAACCGGCAGTGGTTACAAGGGTGGTCCCGTCGGCAACCTTTACAAGGCCCGCAGTGTCACCGCTGAGGGTGAGGCCGGTGATGTTCTGCTGAAATGCGGAACCGGTCCAGTAGCTCTTGGTGCCTACTGCCCATGTGACTTCTTTGATTGATATGTTGTCGACACTGCCAACTGTTGCACCAACTGTAGCGATTCCTGCGCCTGTGGTAGCCGCTGGTCCTAGTATTTCCGTAAAGGTGCCTGTAGTTGTGCGAGTAGTTCCAACGACTCCACCAACTCTCGCCGTGAAACCTCCACTAGTGATTGCAGTAACTTGGTAGGACAACTGATACATTTTTCCCAAGGTTACAACTGACTGATACATCACAGCGTCAACGCTAGAGTTTGCAGCCGCTACCCCACTTCCTAGCGTCCAAGAATCTCCGTGGACCCATCCTGTGTCACCTGACGCAAAGTCTCCATTAACACTCAACTCACTCCCAAGCTTACCAGCCGGGATAAGACCATAGGCTGTTACCTTGCTCGTGCTGGCAGGTTCGCTGACATAACCCAGAAGCAGACGACCACCAAGCGTCCACGTCACCGTTCCGTCTGTGACCGTGACAAGTCCCGCTTTACCTGTCGTAAAGGTAGGAGCAGAACCAGCAGACGTTCCAGCCGTGGTGCAGTTGTACCACCAGCCGGAAACCTGAATCTTGTCGTTCAGGGAGTAGGCTGTGCTGTTCGCCCGTTCAGGGTAGGACTGAGGGAGGGGTGTCCCGGTTGCTTCGGTGACGACACCAGTTGTGCCATTGACCGTGTTACCGTTGGTGGTGCTGAAGCACTTACTGACAGCGGCAGAGGTTGTCTTGACGTACTCGCCGGGATTGGTATTGGATTGGGCGGTGACAACTTCAACTTGTATATTACGGATATTTATACTATACGGAGACGATACACCTGATGAAACACCCACACCTATGTATAATATAGGATTTACTGCTGTAGTGTTGAATGTTACAAGTGAAGAAACACGCCCAGAACCTATTAAAGTTCTAAACTCTTGTGTGATTGCACCCGTATTATACACGTAAAACATGCGACCGTTAGGAGTTCCGGTAAGCACATTCTGCTCCCACGATACGCGTAAGATTTCTCCACTATTAACCGTAAGTCCTGACAACGTGTGTACAACGTAGGCTCTGTCACCACTATCTATTGCAGACAAAGTAACACTTTTATCAGTCCCTATGTTTACACTACCAGTTCCTACGACCGAAATTGACCACGCCGCATTACTCAGGTCTTCTGAGTAGGTGAGCAAGTTCGTCACCACCCGACTGCCTTCAACAGCAACAGAGCCGCTCCCCACCTTCCTCGCGTTGCCCTCATGGTCGGTGATGTATTGGGCAGAGGCGCGGGTGAAGGTGGCGGGGCCGACTCCGCGAACCGGCGACAGAACCTTGTCGGTCGACGTCAGGGGCGCAAAGAAGGTAGACATGTCCTGCCGCCCGCCGTTGTTGCCCGCCAGCATCACTGCCCGCTTGCGCTGGCGGGCCTGATCTTTCTCACGCATCATGGCACGACGCATCCCCCTCATCATGCGGCCACCCGACCTTCCTTCCAAAATGTCACGGTGATGTCGTAGGTAGCATCGGCGGACGCCCCGGCGGTGGTCAGCAGAATATCCCCGGTCCCGCCGGCAGACGCAGGATCCGCCTTGCCGCCGTAGACCCCGAAATCCTCGTAGCCGTTCCCGGCCAGCACCATCAGCACATCGTCCGTGGTGTGGTCCGCCAAGAGTTTGACCGCGGTGAACCCGGAGATTGCCCAGCGGATCTCCCATATCTTCAGCTTGAGCGGTTCGGTAGCCCCGTCGAACCCGGCCAGGCCGGACTTGTCGACCTTCTGTACGGCGGATTCGCCGGTCCCGTCCGAGATGTTGGTTAGATGGTAGGTGACCGTCTGGCGGTCCTCTGCTAATTTGGTTACGGTAACGGCATCAGCCATGACAACACCCCCTTACTGTTTGAGTTTTAAGACCGCGACCTCTATCGCGGCGTTGATGGCCGATTCCGCAGCCGTTATGCCCTGGTCCTTCAGTTCGTCAAGAATGAGCCGGTAAGCAGCATCGCGCTTCTCACCGCCCGTCTTGCCCGCCAGATCCTGCGCCACGATGCCGACCGCACTGACAGCCGCTTTTCCGAGAGCAGGCCCGATGTCCGAGAGAAACAGTTTCAGCGTCGGCAGAAGAAGATCCGCCGCCGCACCCCATGCCGCTTTGATCCATGTCCACATATACATCCTCCTTGCGCCCGAACAGGCGCTTCCATAGCCGCAGAAAGAAATACTCCGGGTCACACCGGAACGATTTGCCGACGGAGAACCTCACGGAAACTGTCCGGGTGTCTTGCCGTTCCAGGGAGTCGGGCCGGACTCGATGCGGCGCTCAATCTCTTTTGCCTCGGGGATCGGAATCGGCGCATCCTTCTTCTCTCCGAACTTGTCGGGGAGGAAGGCGGCGAGGATACCGTAGACCGCGAGGCAGCCCCCAATGATAGCCTCGGACTGTTCCGGGGAAAATGATATCCCGAACATGCCGACAATGACCAGGAGTCCGCGATACGTGGAAGCCTCCCTGAGCCTGCCCTTTAGAAATTTGCCTATCATCTGACCGCTCCTTTCGTAAAGCCTTTGTTTATGCGGGTCTACGGGCGCAACGCCCATATTTCAATTCTGAGGGCTTTTCCTGGCCCGACCCTTACCTTACCCTTCCCCGATTATGGCCGATTCCAGTATCTCCTCGAACCGGACCGCGTACCGGGCAATTTTCTCGGCACAGTCCACCGAATTGATGATGCGACGAGCGTTCTGGTAGTCGCGGGACTCGGCGTTGAGGTAGTCCGAGAGTTTCCGCCCCGTGAACATCCCCTTCCTCATCCCTACGCTCATGATGTTGTAGGCAACGTCAGGGTCCAGCGCCCGGTCGGGATGACTTGCCAGATCCTCACCGACATACGGCCCCATGATCAGGTAGTTCCGTTCCCAGGTAAGCTGGACGTAGCCGCGCCCGTAATAAATCTTTCCGCTTCTGGTGGGGATGCCGTACTTCTTGCCCTTGCCTCGACCGAACTCTTTGATCGGTCGGAAGGTATCGCCGGTCTCATGTTTGACCGTCGCCAGCATATACGCCGCCCACGACAGCCAGAGAATGTCGGGGTCGACCTCCAGCTTGCCCAGCAGGAACTCCAACCCATCCACCTGGCCCTGCTCCAGCTTGCCGAAGGCGGCGCGGTATCCGTCGAAGAATTTCTTCCTATCAATCTGCATGGTCTCTCGCGCTCGGCTTCATATCCGGCCAGGGGCCATCTATCGGCTCCTCGTTGTTAGTGCGCTTGTCGCAAGCCTGCCCGTTGATGGGGCAGCGCATTCCGTCACAGGGCATCTCTATCCTTTCCGCAGCGGCCCGCCGCATATTCCACATTCGGTCGCCGTGTTGTCCATCCAGTGGTCACACCTCGCGCAGTGTTTCGGCGGTTTCTTCTCGGGGACTCTCAATGCTCCCCGGTCCTCCTGTATCTTCTGCTGCCTCATCGTCAACCCCATCTACCGGCTTGCACCGGTCGGCCCAGAACATCCGGTGGCACGTCCTCACCCCGAACCGACGCAACCATTCGCACCGGGAGGAGTGAGGGCAAATCATTGGAACTTGTCCTTTGCCGGATGGTCGGCATTGCGTTGTGCTTTGATGCGTTCGTCTTCGATCTTCCCTTGCGAGATGTCCCGTTCCGCCATCATCATTCTTTTATCAAGCCCGGAATACTGATCCTTCATGTAGGACTCCAGTCGCGGGATCTGAACGAATGAACTGTAGCCAAACAGCCCGACCAAGATTGACAGTAGGCCAATCCCAATGTTCATCCTGGTAAACATCCCTGAGTGTTCCTGGCATTGCGAATTGTCGGGTCGCTGGCTCAAATCGGTCTCCTTATTCAGTGATTTCGGTTACGGTTAGGCCGGACCGCATCACCCCGCCGAAGCGCCGCCCATCTCCACCGGTGCCGTTAACATAGACCGTGCCGCCCCCTGCCCCGCCGAAGCGGAGCTTGAACGTAATGGCCGAGGTTCCACCCGCCACCATTGAGTACCTGAAGCTGACGCAGGTGAGGTAATCGCCGGACGGGGAGTATTTGCACCCGACCGCCCGCGCACCGGCCTCGGAATCCTTGAACAGTGCCACCACGGGAAGGAAGGTTGCAAACGCGTCACAGTAGACCGACACGTCAATAATGAGGCGGTTGGTCGCGGACTTGGGGGTAATGCTGACGGTGGTGAGTTGCGCCCCTTCCCCGGACTGGGGGATGGTATCGTCCCACGGGATCGACTTTGCGCTGGAGACCTGCGTAGTTACCCACGATTCGGCGTAATTGCAGATATCGGCGGCATGTAGTCCGTCAACAGTGCCAGCATCCCCACCATCGGGTGAGGCGTAGGAACCGTCGCCCCGCAGGAATGTAGTCGTATTGTCGGGGAACTTGGGGCAGAAGCCGTGCGCCGCGGCGGACACGTTCCCGGTGGTTACGTCGGAGAGATTGACGTTGGTCTCGTCTATGGCGTCAGATGCCAGCTTTTCCTTGGTGACCGCGCCATTCTGGATCTTGATGGTAGAAACGCTGTTGTTGTTTGGGGTGCCGACCGCTATCGAAGAGTACCAGCGGAACGAAATGTTATCGGTCCCGACTGCCGGGGCGGAAGTAAAGGTAATAACCGCGGAATAGGTTTGGAGCGCTGGCACGTAACTTGCCCGTGCGGTGTAATCAATGGTGGGTCGCTGGAACACCCCCCCCACAAAAACCTCGATAGCGTCAAGAGACGCCAGCACCAGACCTTCAAGGGTAAAGGAGGTTGTCGACCCGTCCCCGCTTGCCGTATCAAAATTGACACCCACAGCATCGGGCGACGCCGGGGCGATCCATCCGTTGCCGGTGTAGATCATCATCACGTCGGTAGTCGTGTTGAAGTACAGGTCGCCGGGATGTAGGGCGCTGGCGTCGTTCCTGGTTGCCGGGTCGGTAGCATACGGCCCCTGGTAGACATCGGAAAAATTGGTTACGTCGGCCAAGTTGTCCGCCACAGTAGCAACATCGGTCGACATCCCGGCAACAGTGCTCACGTCGGCCACGGCAGCCGCCACAGTAGCGATGTCGGCGGCTATTCCGGCCAGCAGTTGCAGGTTGGTAGCCAGCGCGGTGGTATCGGTCGGGTCAGCAATCGGCAGCTTGATGGCCCGGTCGGATTGTTCCTTGAGTTGCTGGGAGAACATCGTCAGCCGGTCCAGCGCATCCTCGATAGTCTCGGCGTAAAATGCGCCCTGGTTGGCGAGGTCGGTCGACTGATTGATGGTCATGTCCCGCAGGACAATGAGGGACTCCCCGGACGCCAGCGCCGACACAGTGGTAACCGCTCCACCAGAACCGCTCCCGGCCCCGGTGATTGTGTAGTCGGTCGTGATGGTCAAGAGCGAGGCTACGCCCGACACAACTTTGTAAACTTTAATATCTGCATCTGCAAAAAACGGGAAGGTAAAGGAAAATGGTCCGGTGGTGCCAGACCCTTGGAACGTCGCTTTGTTCGTGGTTGTAGCCAGTGTCAATTGGTGCCTCCTTATTTGTGGCGGCGAAACACTATTCCGCTCAGATTATCCTGATTATCCCCCTCGGTCAACATATCTTCCAAGTATTCGCCGGTTATCCGTGTCTGTGCGGTCGGGAGTCCGAACAGATACCCACTGGCCTCGAAAGCATCCCACGCCACATCGTCCCACGGCTTGTCACCGTCCCATGCGCCACTGAGATTTTCGATAGCCTTTATGACTTTGCGGACCGAGTCCTCCATCGGGGTTATCTTATACCCCGGCTTGAATTTGGCAGACGCACCGCCGAGCTTTGCCAGTTTGGGCTCGAAGACCACGTTCGCCACATCGCGCACGAACGGGACCGACTGGAACGGGTAAAGCGTCACCTTCCGCGCCGCCCACCAAACATCGTCTTCGTCATCATCTGGCCCCCTGCCGACCAACAAATCACTCAGCACTGCCGGGAGAATGACCAGTGCGATGGTCCGGGCGACCGCCCGCGGCAGATCCTTCGGCCCACGAGTGGTATGCCCCACATCCCGCAGCCGGGCATACAAGGCGCTAAACGGTGTGTAGTACATCGTCAACAGCTTCATCAACTCGTTTTCCCGCTGGACCGCCGCCAGGTCCTTGGCCCCGCCGCCACCCTGAGAGAGGCGAACCGCCCGGTCACCCATGCGGATAGCATCTCCTTCTGACAGCCCTTCGCCGATAGCCTTGTTGTAGCCAGCCAGCCAGGTTGGGACCGAGACCACCCGGTCGGCCATTGCGGTCAGGATGAACGCGGTCCGCTTGACGGCAGCCGCCTTGCCCCGCACCCCGCGCAACTTCATCAGTTCTTCCTTCATGTCGCGGTCGATGGTCCCGGCCCGGTGCCGCATCTCGCCAGACTTCTCGGTGATCGTCTGCCACACCCGGCCAGGATGCGCCATTGCCTGGATCAGCGCCTTGGTCATGTTGCGGTAGCCCACCAGGTCGACGGAGGGTCCGAACCCGGCGAACTGAGATAGGGCGGTCGAGATCTTGAACCCCATCGTGACGATTGCCGTGTTGGTCCGTAGTCCCCGCGCCAACCTCGGGAGCAGTGTTACCTCGGACGCCAAGGAGTCGGCCCGGTCGGATATCAGCGTCTGCATCCAGGCCCGCATCTGCCGGTAGTAGTCCTCCCCCATCCGGTCGGTGAGGAGGGCTTTTATCTCGGGAGCCCGGAGTATCCGGTTCAGGTTGAATATCGCCTCGCGGTGCGACAGGTCTTTGATGACCTTGCCCATGTGCCGCGCCACCACCTTCTCGAAGTCCAGCAGTGGGCGGGCAACAACCGTCTCCATCCTCTCTTTGGTGTGACCCTTGAAGGTAGCCGCATTGCCGTAGTTCATCTTGAGAAAGCCGGTCACATCCTCGCCTGCCGCCGCCTGCTTCTCGCCCACCTGCGAGGTTTTCGGGTCGTAGACCAGCGGGAAGTAGCCACCGCGGAAGGTGCCGTGCTGGTTCTGGATCTCCCGCGCCTCGACCTTCTTGGGCGGCAGACCAGTCATCCTCTTCTGGAGCGCCTCGATTTCCGGCCAGAGCGAGTCAATGATGTCCCACACGCCCTGGATATACTGCCAATCCTCGGCGGAAAGTTCCTCCAGAGCCGCGTCCAGTTCCTCTTCGTTCCACATGTTCCCGTCAAGGAGTTGCTGCAGGTTGCCCTCGTTGCCGGTGTTGAGCGCGATGGATATCAGGGTGTAGCGGTTGACCGCCCCGTCGATGCCCCGGAGTCTTGCCCTGGTATCGTCCAACATCCGGCCATGCCATTCTTTCGGCATCAGGTCGTTCAGATCTTGCAGTGCCTTGGTGACCGTGGCGTGATAGTCGTACTCTTTCGTTTGCGCGTGGTCGGCCATGTCGAAGAAGTATTTCGCCCACGGACCATCAATCCTGCCACTGTCCAGCCACTCCACCATCTGCTCGATCTTCAGGTGCTCGGCGTCGAACCAGCGCCATGCCGCCGCTCCCTTGACCTTGAGCCCTTTGCGGAGCTTCATTTTGTTGTTGGGCCTGCCCAGCTCCCCGGTGGATTTCAGGTCGGCGTTCAAGATTGCCCCGACCAGATCGTCCTTGACATCTTCCCACTCCAGCAGGTCGTTTTGAGTGCGGAACTCCCGGTATTGCCGGGCCGCCGACTCGATGACCCGCAGGGCGTCGTAAAACGCCCACAGTTCGTCAGTGGTTGCCTGCCGGTAGTTGATGACCGTTGCCGCCTCCAGCATCTCGTCGGAGATGGGGATTATCAGCCCCTCCTCCTCCATCCGCGCCGCCCATTCCCGCAGCGTCTCGCGCTGCTCCAGTTCCGCATTGGAGGTGCGCTGGAATTGGTATCGCTCAAGCAGGGCGTTCACCTGGTCAAGGAACGGCCCGCCCGCCTTGGCGATGCGCTCCTGGCCCCGCTTGGATTGGACCCCTTTGACGTGCTGAAGGATTTTTTCGGCATCGTCCTTTGCCGCCTTCGCTTCCCGGTACAGGTAGTGGTTCAGAATCTGCCGCTGCTTGGCCTCGCCAGCCTTGACGTAATCACCCTTTGCCGCGGCGTCGAACGCCTCCCGCGCCGCCTTCTGTTCGGCCCTGGCGTAGCTGAACGGGTCTATCTCGAAGATCTTCTTCTGGCCGATGGAGAGCGCGGCAGCCATCTTGAACGATTCGACCGGGGGGATGCCGGCATACATATCCTGGCGGGAGACCCGGCGCAGGGCGGCGGCGGTCTTTACCTCGGCGCGGAGCCGGTCTATCTCGCCCTGTGCGGCCCCGCGTTCGACCGCTATCCTCATCCGGGTTTCGGCCTCGAACCAGCGGCGCTCGTACTCGCGCTCCTTCTGTAACCGGGCCTGCTCTTCTTTGCCCTGGTCCTTGGCCGCGTCAACGTAGGGCTTGACCTCTCTTTGCTTCTTGCGGATAGCCGCCAGTTCAGCCCGGAGCACCTTGGCCCGCTCGTCGGAGTGGACCGCAGACATGGCGTCTTCGGCAATGGTGCCGTCGGTCAGCTTGTCGCCGTACTCCTTCCGCATCCTGATGTCGGTCTCGGCCTCGACCCAATCTTTCAGCTTCGGCGCTTCGATCATCTGCTGGAGCATGGCATCCCCGGAGTCGAAGCCAAACGCCTCGGCTACGAGGTCGACGGACGTGCCGCCCTCGGTGGCGTAGATGTGGTGGAAACCTCGCGGGAGTCGCTTCAAGAACTCCTTGCCGTAGCGCCGGGTGAGTTCCTCCTTGTCGAGCTTCATCGGTCCTGCCGGGTGCTCGGTGCCGTCGAACAGTTTGCCGGTGGTGAGGAGGTTGATCGCCTCGTAGACCGGGTTCTGCTTGGCCTCCGCTTCCACTTCGGAGAGGACCTCGGCCCGGCGCTCCTTCCACCATTTCTCCTGCTCACGCTGGTACTCGCGCATCAGGTCGGAGGTCAGGCGCTCTTCTTCCCTCTGGCCTGCCTTGGCAGCGTCTGACTGGTATGCCGCGAACTCGGCCTCAGTCATGCCGGCTTCTTCGGCTGTGGCGAAGATGGGTTTTGCGCCCACGCCCTCCCGCGCCGCCTTGATCTCCTCGTCGGTGGCGATCATCCGGTCGAACACGCCGCGCACCTCGTCGGTGAGGTCCACGTTCAGGTTTTTAAGGGAGCGGTAGACCTGGATCATCCACGCCTTGAACCGCTGGAACAGGGGTTGCAGTTCCGGGGTCGGTGCCTTGCCTTCGCCAAGGTATTGCTCGAAGCCTCGGGCGAATTGCTCCAGATGTTCACGCTGGGGATTGTCGGTGCCGAACCATGCAAGGAGGGTCTGGTAGTCTTCAACAATCTGCTCGGGCGCGTCGGGCCGGGTAGCCAGATCGCGCATGACGGTCCAGAAGAAATGGGCGGATTCATGCAGGAAGGTGGACAGGTCGGCGTTTTCCAGCAGGCCAATGGTGTTGTTGGAGAGGTCGAAGAAGCCGCGCTTGGTGCCGTTATTGCGCTGCTCGACCTGCGTGATAGTCACGTCCATGTCGTTGAAAATGACGTAGTTGTAATTGCCTTCACCCTTGCCGCGACTCGTTCCGTCGAGGTATTTAATGCCACGGATGCCGAGGGAGTGGAGGTATTCGGAGGCAGCTTTGTCGTCCGGTTCGTTCCTGATAGCACCATTGGACCGTTCATGATTATCGCGGCCTATCATATCCGAGAGGGTTCTGTAAAAATCCCTTCCGGTTACGCTGTCCGTGTCTTCCCATGGAGCCCTCTGGCTTAATTTCACTCCAGCGTCTCTTCTTTTCTGACTATTGAACCACTCATCAAGCTTCTTATCATCAGAGATGGCCGCCTTCACCTTCTCGCTCTGCTCACTCAGGGGCTTATCCCAGAGCAGGTATTCGTCTTCCTCGGGGGCCAGCTCCACTTTGTAGAGGCGGCCCGCTGAAACGGTTGGGAAATCCGCGCCGTTCGCGGCAGCGCTCTCAACGGCGTCTTTGACGGCGCTAAGGTCGCTGGCTTCTTCATGCTGGCCGTCGGATTCATACATCCGAATGGTCTTACTCGCGTTTTTAAGAGTCGCGGCCATGTCGCCCTTGTTGTAAGCGTATTCCGCCGCGAATAGGTAAAAGGCCTCCATCGGAAGGGTGCTGGTACTAACGCCCGCGTTATTAATCGCGTCTAGCAGCCGACGAACAATAGTCCCGTCGTCACGTGAAAGCTTCTCTTTATACCACTCCGCTACCTCCTTGCTACCAGCGAAATAGAGCCCGTAACCGTAAGCCTGCGCTCCTTCCCCGGTGCCGATGGCGTCCAGTGAGAATTTGCCGAATGTGTGGGGGCTGCCGTGCCAGGCAGATTGAAATAACGCAGCCGGCTGAAAATCCGCATAACTCGCGCCACCGTCGATTATCGCATTGTACTGCCCCAGCATAATCTCAAGCTGCATGGCGCGAGTCGATTCAGGGGCAACCGTCGCCAGCGCCGCCACTACCTGCTGCTTGGCAACTTTGGCGTCTTCGGGGGATATCGCCGGGTACTGCCACATCGCACCCTGCGTAGCCCCCTGCCCCAGCACCTTCCGCACTTCCTCGTTACTCATCCCCTCCAGGTCAATACCGTTCTGGTCGAGAAAGTCCTTGAACTGCTGGAGCGTCTCCCGCTCCTCAAGAAGGGCGTTGTTCTGGTTGCCGGGGGAATACCTCGGCTTGCCGCGTAACTCCGCGTCCAGGGCATCCAGGAAGTCGGAGATGGTCGCGTCTTCCGGCAGGTAGCCAGACTCAACAGCCGCTTCCCTCGCCCGGTCGAGTTCCATGCCGTTCTTGCGCACGATACCCTTGCCAGCGTCCCGGCTCTTGAGTTCGCCCCCCGAATCCTTCAGCCCGCCTTTGGACCGGATGAACTCGATAAGCGACGGCCCGAATATGTCGGCTTCCTTCGCCCCTAGGTCGCCAGCGCGGAGCCGGTCAATCAGCGGGTCGATCTGCATGTCCACGCTGACACGTTTTGCCAGCACGTCGGGCAATGGCCGGGTCACGGTCGGTGCGTACTGCCGGAACAGAGTCATGGCGTCCGTGCCGGCCCTGGCCGCCAGTGTCCGCATGGTAGCCTGCCACAATGCCGCCTGCTTCTCCGCCGTACCCCTTTCGGTGCCGATGGCGATGAGTTGGCCCAGCACGTCATCATAGACCTGTCTATCGGGAGCCGCCGCCGCTTCCTCGCCCTGCGCTTCGGCCAGGATGCGCTCCACCTCGGCGTCCATGTTCTGCGTCCACTCGGCATGTTCCCGTGGCGTCATCTCGCCGGGATTCAGCCGCACGTCGTTCAGGATCTCGTTGTAATTGTCCGTCCCGGCCAGCTTGATGAAGTTCTCCAGCGGGATAACGATGTCGCTATTCGCGGCCACAGCCTCCTGGTACTGCTGCCGGTCGCCCAGGATTTCCTCGGCCACGTCGCCGGGGTCCAGGTTGGCGTCCTGCCAGAGCATCGACCAGCGATCCGCAGGGATGTAGACGTTATCCACGCTGCCGCCTGCCTGCTCCTTGAGGCGTTTTACCAACTCCTGCACCTTCTCGGGGAGTCGCTCAAAACTCTTGGTTGACTTGACGGAATCGCCCAAGGCAGTGAGGAAGTCGGTTTGCTGCTTGATGGCGTTCCGGCGCTCGTATGCTGAATAGAGGGATTCGGACACCCTGGCCGCCCCGGACATGCTGGCACCTTGCAAAGGCCCGGCTATGCCGGTCACGATGGCCGTGTCGAGCACCTGCTGCGCCAGGTCTCCCCAGGTCATGTCAGGCTTCAAGTTCACCTTGTCCGATATGGCGTTGTAGATGGTGTTGATCTCTTCGCCGCCGAGATCCCCAAGCGTGAACTTGATGGCAGTCTTGAGCACGTCATCGCCGCCCTTGTAGATGCGGTCAAGGCCGATCTTCTCGGTCAAGCCTTCCATGATGCGGTTCGATACGTCCACCGCGCCAGCCGCCAAGGGGTTGTATCCGGCATCCCGCATCTCCTGGTAGCCGCCATCTGCAAACAGCCCGAACATGGCGAGGGCCGCATTCTCCCCGCCCATGCCGAAGGGTGCCGCGAGTGCCGACGTGCCGATACTGGACCCGGCCTGCTGCGCGTAAGATTCGGCGCTACCGGGGGCGTAGGTTCCCATCTTCGCCTTTGCCGCCCGCTTCCAATAGTCGGCGCTGTCCTTGGCAATCTCGGATACACGCTTCCGCACTCCGGTATCGTCGGGGAATACCTGCAATGACCAATCAACGAACTCGGCAACAGCCTGGCCGGTCCTCGCCAGCGACTGATTGACCAGCTCGGGGGACGCCTTCGCACCTTCCCACAGCGCCCGCATGACGCCCGGAGCACGTTTTGCGGCGCTGCGGTCGTTTGGTGATGCGATGCTCATAGGGTTGACCGGCTTCACCTTGAACACATCCTCAACGCCCACCAATGCCTGAGCATCATCCCACAACGCCTTTGCCGTCTCCGGGTCGGAGAGGAGGTCGGCGGTTGCTGGAGCATTGTCGATAAGGTGGTCGGCGTCCTCGGCGGCAATCCGGCGTTTTGCCTCCTGGCCGTTGTCCAGTCTGAGTGCCTCGACCGGGATGCCGGAACGCCGGGAGATCTTCACCAGCGCGGACTCGGCGTCAGGCGAGGAATCGGCGGCCGAGTAAAGCGAGGACTTCAGCCTGGTGCGCCGGTCGCTTGAGTCGCTATCTATAACTCCAAGGTAATCGTCAACAGACGCCATTATTTTCTCCCCATCGTCATTTTCCCGTAGTAGTAGGCAATTTCGGGGCTGGTCGGAGCCCTGCCGAAACGCTTCTGAAACGCCTTAGTGATGTTGCCCCGCTCTGCTGCCGGCACATCGTCAATCGTCAGGTTGTAGAACTGCTCCCCGGTCCCCGGCACCTTGTAGACCGCCTCCCGCGCCGCCCGCTTGTAGTCCTCCATCGTCGGGTTCTTCAGTATCCGGTCGGTAGAATTCTCCACAAACTCCCATGCCTTGGCGTGGGCTCCTGTTTTATCCTTGATGCCCGCCGCCCGGAATATGTCGTTGACCACTTCGGACTTGCTCCTGGCCCAGTTCTCTTTCTCCGGGCTGTTGATCAGTTCGGAGCGCCGCCGGGAGAGGTCCGCATATCCCTGCTTGCTCAGTGCGCCGGTATAGTAAAGCCTGTCAAGGTTGGCACCTTTCAGGCTGGCAGGGTCTTGTACCAGGTTCGACCAGTTCATCAACTGGTTGCCGTTGTCCCGGTCGGCCCGCCTCTCGGCTCGGTCGGCCCTGCGCTCTGCCCGGTCCAGTTCCCGCTCTCGCCGGTCCTCGGCCCGCTCCTGCTCTCGCCGCATCTCATCCTGGATCTTGTCAATCCGCTTGGGATCGGCCTTGGCAAGCCTGCTCCATTCCTCGGCAGTCGGGCGTTGTCCGGTGACCAGCCGAGCGTAGACGGCATTTTCGGCCTCGTCTGCCTCCTGCTTCCTCGCGGTTTCGCGCTCGACATACATTGCCTTTAACTCGGCTTCCCCGTGCTTCTTTGCTGCCGGGTTGTCCTTGAGCCGCTCCCGCAGGACGGACATGCTGTCCGTTATCTTGCCGTCGGGGTTGAGGTCGAATATCTCCTTCGCCACGTCTCCGCCGGTCTGCGCATCCGCCAGCGGGCGGATCTGCCCCATCCGCTTGTCGTAATCGTCCCCGTGGAAGCGGTCCTTGTTCTTCTCCAGAAAATCAGTTGCCGCCTTGTACCCGCCCGCCTTCATATAGGAGTCCACTACGGCACCAAGCGCCTTGCTCTCCCCGTCCTTCAGGTAGTTTGCGCGTATGACCGCCGACTCCGGGTCGTTGCCCACGCCCATATCGTCCAGCCGCTTGTTGCGGGCGAACTTGATGATTGCGATCTCCCGGTCTACCTCGTCCGGTTGGTTATAGAGCATGCTGATGCGGTCCCGCGAGGTCTCCTCGGTAGCCTTCAGCGTCTCGTCCTGGTGCCAGTCCATCTCCTTGCGGGAGTGCTGCGCCAGCATCCGCTGTATGGAGATGCCGCGTTCGCCGGCCATTGTGCGAAACACCAGCTTCTGATCGTCGTTCCCCAGGGTCTTCTCGTACTCTTCAACCTGCTTCTTGTAGTTGTTCAGCGCAAACTGCTCATCCTGCGCCGCCGCGAGTCCCTTTTTCTTCAGGACGCCCTGGCCCGGCTTGGAGTTGTCCCCATACAACGTGTCGCTCTCGACCTGAAAAAGGAAGTTCCGGGCATTGAGCGTTGCCGCGGTGTTGGCATCCGCCACGGCTTTTTTCGCCAGGTCATCCATCACCCCAGCAGTCTGCCCCAAGCCCCGCGCCAGGCCAGCGCCAAACGCCTCGGGGGATAGACCATGCGCCCGCGGCAGCGGTTCGCTGTTCGGGTCAACCTGTGCTTCGCTGTATCTCGGTATGGTTATCGGCATGGGATACCCCTGCTAGAAGAGTTTGTAGGTTCTGTACGCATTGCTCGCCCCGGATAGGAGTGACCCGGCAGCCTGCATTGTCCCAGCCCTCGCCGCCGCGTGTCCCTGCCACAGGTCAAGCTCAGACTGGGCCTTGAGCCCCGACGCGCTGCGCTGGGCGTTGTTGATGGCGCGGAGGGCGTCCAGTTCCCCGAACATCCGGCTTTCGTCCAGGATGTCGGAAGCGGTCCCGCTGGTCGTGTCGAGGCCAGCCGCCCCGAATCCAGCCGCCTGCGTCCCGGCTATCTTCCGCGCCCGGTCCCGCATCTCGGTTGCCTTGATGTTGCCCTGCTGGATCTCCTGCTTCGCCGCGCGAGTCTGCATCTCGGCGTTGTACTCTGCCGCCTTCTTTTGCGACTGCCCTGACTCGTAACTGGCGTAAGCCGACGTTCCCGCCGCCACGATGGACGTTATCGCCGCCGATATGCCCCAATCACACATGATTCCTCCTTACCATCTGAAAGCCCCGAAACAGCGCCTTGAAGGGTCCATAGGGAACCGGAACCCCCATTTCGAACCCGAGCCACTCAAGCCAGCGGATAGCCCTGCCGTTGCGGTTGTCAATGTAGTTTCTGAGCAGCGGGTATGCCTCGCTCATGGCCTGGACCTGCTCACGACAGCGCCGCAGGAACAGGTGCGCCATCCGGTCGAGGTGGTGCGTCCCAACCATCCACGGGATACCGACGCCCGAGAGAGGATCGCCCCCGGTCACGCCGAACATGCAAATCGGGATGCCGTCCACAAAGCCGGTCCATGATGCCGAACAGTTCTCAATGGCGCTCTCAAGCACTTCCTTCGGCGTCTTGCAGGCAGCGGCCCACAACTCCGCCCGGTCAGGCTCGCGCACGTTGTCGGCTATCCTGTCGATGTGGCAGGGCAGCGCCATGACCACCCGGACATCCCTCATCGCCCACCTGCCGTAAGGTCCGGGATGATTGCCAGTATCGTGATGGGTAGCGGGTCCGAGTTCCGCACGAACACCCGCCCCTGCTTGCTCCAGGTCGCCACGATGGGTATCTCCATCAGCCCGTCCTTGAGCGCGTTGGGCTCGCCGTATGCCTCGATGCTGCGCCCCTTGTACTCGCGCAGGTTACTGGCGTCAGGCCCGGCAAACACGGTCACGGTGTCTTCGACCATAAAACCGACATGGTTGATAAGTTTCGTTCGGTCGAGCAGGTTGGACCCGGATGAATTGATCTCCAGCGTCTCCATGTCGCTGACGTAGGGCAGGCCCACATGGACCTTTGAGGCCGAATGCTGGAGCGTAATGGACCCGGAGGTCACCACCTGCTGCGGATGCACATGCCCGTCCGCCAAGATACTGACCGTCTCGCCTTCCAGGTGGTCGAGGCCAGAGATGACGGTTGCCGGCGCTCCCGAGTAGGACAGCCCGCAGTCGACAAAAAAGGCGTCCTCGATGTCGGTCCAGTCCCGGTCATCCATCCGTTCAATGAACCGCTTGGTGGTCTCCCCAATGGTGCGCTCCACGCACAGGTAGACGGCGTCAACATCGTCTTCGGAGATGACGCACACGCTCTCTATGTCCCCGTCGGTGTCGTGCCGGTGCCAGGCTGCCACCTCATGCTCCGGGAGATAGGTGAAACCGAGCAGTGACCCATCATCCCGCACCGCCCAGATGCAGGAGAACGGTGCCTCCTGGAACGCCCAGTCCACGATGGTGTAGCCGTTGAACAGGTGCGAGGCGAGGATGGTCAGGTCCGACCCGACAAAGGAATCATCCGCGAAGGAGTAGCCCAGGCTCCGCACCTTGCCGCCCTTCTCCTGAAGGTAGAGGGTCTGCTTGCCGACCACCAGCGGGCGCACATGGGAACAGCCATAGCCTTCCTGCCGTTCGGCGCGGGTCGTGGTGGGGGTCAGCACGGTCTGTTCGTTGCCACTCAGGACAAAGGGGCCGCCAGAGGTCAGGGCGATCAGGTTCTTGATGTCCACGAAATGACGTATCTCGTTGACCTCGCGGGAGACAATACGCAGCGAGATGGCGTTATCGTCGATGACCGGCACGTCGCGGGTAAATGCCTTGAAGCCGGACACGGTTGACATCCACACATCCTGGGGAAATCCATAGGAGCCGCCGAAGATCTGCCGTTGCTGGTAGTAGGTGACGCATCCGGGATACAGGTTCGCGCCACCCCATGCCTCCAGCGCCCACTTGTAGGACGGGATTGAGCTGTCGGTCCTGACTGCCGTACCGCCCGAGACATAGGCATTAACGAACACCACGGGGATCTCGAAGGTATTGGAGTTAACCGCCGAGACGGTCCAGGTGCCGTTAGCCTCGGTCGTGCCGACCACGTTTGCAATGGTCACGATATTTCCCACGGCGAAGGGATGGCCCGCCGCGGTCACCCGGCAGTAGTGGGTCGTTTCGCCGTTGTCCACGATGCCGGTAATGTTCATGGTCATGGTGACCGATACCAAGCCCGTGGGGAGTCGCTTCAATACTGTCGCCGTGGCGCTGGTGCCGCTCGCCACTGCCGTGATCTGCACGATACCAAACCCTGAGTGCAGGTACTCCCACAGGCAGCCGGGAGATCCATCGTATTCCTGACCCTCCAGCACCGACGGGCGTACCGTGCCGCTGGTCGCATAGGGAAAGGAGAGACACTTGTAGTAGTTCGACCCGGCCTGGCGCTCCTGGTTCAGGTAGAACAGGGTCGCGGTTTCCCACTTCCGCACGGGGGTAGTCGGTGCCTGCTCTATCCGCATCAGTTGACCGATCATGGCCGAGGTGAACAGTGTCGCGCTGGCGGTCAGGGTGACCGTCCCGGTGTAGCCCGAGGCGTATACCGTGATGGTCTGGTCCAGGTTCGCGTCGGCAAACGGCCCCTCGGTGTTGACGAACTCGGTCAGGGTCCAGGACGAATGCCCGGTACGCGACAGGTCGCGGGTTTTGTAGGACGTGTGGCAGATGGTCATCACGTCGGCGTTCTGCGTGTACTTGAGGAGCGGCAGATCGGCCAGCAGGTAAGGGGTCGGGATCTCGTAGATGGACTGCGCCACCCACTTGCCGGCGGCCAAATCGGTTGCGAAGGTGCCGGACGTGTGGGCGGTCAGGCAGTAGTAAATCACGTTGGACTGCTTGACGAACGCGCCCACGGCATAAGCGGTGCCGGTCAACCATGCGGAGGTATCGGCCAGGGTCTTCACGACCGTCGCGCCGTCCTTGTGGACCCGCATGTACTGGTCCCCGAACTCCAGGACGTATGCCTGCTCGGTATTGAATTGGAACGGGATCAGCCGCACCGCACCAGAACTCTTGGTCTCGGCCACAAGCTTGGTGCCGGGCCGGTTGACGATGCCGCCGTACTGTCTGACAATGAAGTTCCGGCAGGTCTTCAGCCCGGTATAGTAGCGGGCAAAGTCGATGCGCCCATACATGGACGGGGAAAGCTCCCCCGCGGTGAATGATGGTTGAATGACTCCGGTCCCCATGTCAGTACCTCACGCTGATAAACTCGCTGACCGGCCTGTCTTCCCGCCGCTCGGCCATGTCTGCCGCCAGCGCCTCGGCCAGGGCCGCAGGTGCCTGCTGTGCCGCGAGGGAGGCGAACTTGACATCCCTTGCCAGCGGCGTTACCAGCTCCAGCGCCAGCGCCCAGGCTATCGCATTGACGAAGGCAGGCGCGAAAAGCGCGGTATTGGTGACCGCTGCCGTGTAGACCAGCACCGCCTGCTCCTGGTCGCAGCATATCGAGCGCCCCTCGTTGACCGTATTGGCCATGACCTCGAACGGGATGCGCTGCCCGGAATGGGGATTGCGCAGGCCGGAAACCTCGATGCTTCGTGCCTTGGCGCAGTCTGAGGGATACTGGTACTGGTACGCCCAGTTGTCGGGAGGGTCGCCCACAGAGGCAAGCGTCACCCTTTTTCGGGCAAACGACCAGTCCCCGGCTTCGATGATGCGGTCCCGCACGATGGGGTAGAGGATGTTGCACAGTTCGGCAGGCACGCTTGCCTCGGTCAAAGAGTCGATGCGCTGAGTATGCCCGATGCGGAACAGGGCCAAGTTGCAGATTGAGACCTCGCTGATCACATTTCCTCCCAATGCAAAGAGGGGAGGGCGTTACCCCTCCCCCGTCATGCCTAAATCACGTCGTCATCCGGGGCGAAAGGCTCTTTGCCTTCCACCACCAGCCCGGTTCCTGCCGCCTTGACCAGCCGCAGGAGTTCCTCCAGTTCCTTGACCGTGGCCCCGGCGTCATACGCAACGCCCGCCTGGTCAAGCTCGGTCTGGAGTTCCTTTCTGGTCCGCTTGGCCTTGGGTGCCGGTTCGGGGCTCGACTCCACCTTGGAGCCTTCCGGCACCTTGGAGAGAACGACCATGCACTTCTTGCTCGGCTTCTGGCCCTCGTTCAACTCAACCAGACTGCCGGGGTAGCGGAGCGCCCCATTGACGAAACAGGTTTTGATGATGCGGACTACCATGTGTCACCCCCTATCAGAGCCCGTCAGGGTAGGCTTTCCAGGATTTCGGGTCGCGGGTCAGGAAGGCGTTGATCTTGCCCGCGGTGACCGCAGTGGTGCCGATGGTGCAGAGGATGCCGAGATACTGTTCGTAAGACCCGATGGGGAGCGCGGCGAATATCGGGTATGCTCCCGCCTTGCAGAGCGCTCCGTTGGCGTCGGTGCCGTCGGTCACGATGGACGGGGAGGACGCGTGGATGGTTGCGGACCCGTCGGTGGCAATGGCAGCCTGCGCGTCGGAGGCGACGAAGAACTGGATGGTCCCGGCGCTGCCCCCGGTGATGATCTCGGTGTCCACGTTGACCACCACATAGATGGGCTCACCGTTGCCAACGTCCAGCCCGGCAGCCTTCAGGTTGATGACATCGCCGATCAGCGCGGTCCCGGCGTTGCCGGTTACTGCGGTCGCATCCGCAAACTCGTTATACTCGTCGAGAAGCATATTGTTCTCCTTTCAAAAGGGTTGCGGGGGTGAGGTCATCACCCCCGGAGGTTATCGGTTAGATGCCGGTCTCGTTGGACAGGATGGCGTCACAGCGGCGGACCGGGATGCCGTCGAACATCGGTTCGCGGATCAGTGCGCCGTTGGGCCGGGTGATCTGCTCGATGGTCAGCGTGGAGTTGACCGTCTTGTTCATGATCTGCCGGCGCAGGTAAGAGCGGACGTTCCGGTTGCAGTAGAACACCGGGCGGCCTGCGTTGATGTTCGGGATTAAATCGATTGCCTGTGCCATGAGGTCGATCAGGGCCGGACCAGTGGCACCGCTGGAGGTCAGGTCTTCCTCGTCAATCTGGATCCTGACCACATAGCGCCAGTCCTTGACGTGCAGGCCACAGTCCCAGCGGTAATGGGTCTGGTAGGCCTCCATAAACCCGGAGGTGGACTGGAGGGTGATCTGGCCCTTGTCTTCCATCTGCAAGCCAGCCTTGGACCCCTTGGGGAAGATGCCGTGGACGTTATCGCCCCAGCACACCAGCCAGATGGAGGTATTATCGGTGTTGTCCGGGGTGGCCGCAGAGGTGATGATGTTGCAGGCATTCTCCGCCGACTGGCTGTTGTAGCGCGGAGCCAGGCCGGTAATAGCCTCGGGTTCCGTCGACTCGTTGCCGTAGAACAGATACGTCGCCAATTTCTGCGACATGGATTCGATGAACGCCCGGTCTTCCGAGGTGCGGAAGGCTGCGGTGTTGCCGTTCAGGTCGGCCAGCGCCTTGTCAACCGTGGCGTAGGCTTCGAGCATGCCGCAGTTGTCGGTGACGTTCACGACGGTGGACTTGCTCGGCTGGACGAATCCGTAATACTTGCGGAAGAAGACATCCGGCAGACCGGCGCGGATTGCTCCACGGTGACCGGTTGCAAGGTTGCCTTCCTTCCATACCATGTCATCAAGTATGGGATTGGTCTCGTTGAGGATCTCGGCCATTTTGACGATGTTTCCGTCCGGGCCGGTAGCCTTGGTTACGTCAAGCAGCGTCGGGTAGTAGGTGCTCAACTCGCTCATGC